AACAAATACACTATTACTTCTGGTCTCGCAGAAAACATCTTCAATGGTGATGCGGTCATCCTCGCAGCGGATGGCACTCTTCAACCTGCAGGTGCTACAGAGACTAATGTGGTAGGTGTGTTCGCAGGATGTTCATACACTGCAAGTGATGGCTCATACGTCTACAGCGAATATTGGCCTTCGGGAACAACAGCTACGGATATTATCGCATTCGTTTACGATGACCCGTATATTGTTTTCAAAGTTCAATCCGCTGGATCTCCTGCTCAGACCAACATCGGCAACTGTGCTGATATTGTTGCTGGTGCAGGCTCAACACTCACAGGTCAGTCTGGCTTCGAAATTTCAGGAACCATGGCAGCAGCCTCCGCTCAAACGAAAATCATTGCGTTGTATGACGCACCTGAGAATGCGTTTGGCGCGAATGCGGTCATGGAAGTGCTTATCAATGAGCATCTCCTGAAAGGCACAGCTGGCATTTAAGGAGGGAATGACAAATGGCAATGAATAGAGCACAATTTGCAAAAATGCTCGAGCCAGGACTAAACACCCTCTTTGGCCTCGAGTACGACACCTATCCACCAGAGTGGGAAGCTGTTTTTGAAACTAACTCTTCACAGAAAGCATTTGAAGAAGACGTCCTATTGGAAGGCTTCGGCAATGCACCTGTTAAGGGTGAAGGTGCGGCAATCTCTTATGATGCTGCTTCACAACAGTGGACTGCTCGTTACCAGCACGAGACAATCGCTCTTGCATTCTCAATCACTGAGGAAGCAGAAGAGGATGGCCTATATGGCTCGATTGCTTCACGCTACACCAAAGCTCTTGCACGCTCAATGGCATCGACCAAAGAGATCAAGGCTGCGAATGTTCTTAACAACGCATTCTCAGGTTCTGGTGTAACTGGTGGTGACGGTAAAACATTGTGTGCAACTGACCACCCGACTCGTTCAGGCGATCAGTCAAACACATTAGCAACCGCAGCTGACCTTTCAGAGACTTCTCTGGAGCAGATGCTGATTCAAATCGCAGACATGAAGGACGATCGTGGACTTCGTATTGCTGCACAAGGCACAATGCTAGTTATCCCCACTGCATACACCTTTGTGGCAGAGCGTTTGCTTGAATCACAACTGCGCACAGGCACAGCAGACAACGACATCAACGCGATCCGTGCAGGTGGATTCCTACCGCAAGGTTATCACGTGATGCGTCGTTTGACTGACTCAGATGCATTCTACATCATGACAGATGTGCCTGATGGTCTGAAGCACTTCCAGCGTTCACCTTTGAAAAAAGGCATGGAAGGCGACTTTGAAACTGGCAATGTCCGCTATAAAGTGCGCGAGCGTTATTCGTTCGGTTTCACTGACTGGCGTGGCATCTTCGGTTCTGAAGGCGCAGCGTAAAACTTTGGGGAGGGGCAACCCTCCCCTTACAATCCTGACTGCTTCGGCAGACACTAGCCACGACAGGAGATAAAAATGGCTCGATCAACTTTTACAGGACCAGTGAAGTCCAACAATGGGTTTGAAGTCCCAGTTGTATTAACTGCAGATTTACCAGCAGCAGCAGACACTACAGTCGGCACAGTTTATATCGTAAGTGACAATGGCGCTGGCGACAATGAATATTGCCTAGTCATTAACACAGGAGCTGCTTGGGTTACTGCTGTTGGTGCGGCACTATCATAATTTAGGAGGGTGACGAATGGCTGATATCGTAACAACCACTACGATAGCCGACAACCCTCGTGAGGCTGTGTTCGCTTTTCAATACCAGTATGTTGATACAGGGAATGAAAGTGCAGTCACTAAGATTGATGTTTCGTCTTTGGTTAACAATTCCAACGGCGATCCATGCACAGGCGTCAGAATACTTGAGTGTTGGTGGATCATACAAGGCATGACTGTTGAGGTGTTGGCTGATGCTGCCACCGATGTAATCATATTGCACTTGGCTGAGAACCAACAAGGCTATCACAGCTTTGAAAAGTTCGGTGGACTTCCATCGAGCTCTTCATACGGCACAACTCCGACGGGTGATGTAAAATTCACCACGACAGGTGCAGGTGCAGCAGGTGATGCTTATCAGGTAGTTCTGAGGGTGGCTAAAGAATATTAAGGAGGATCGGATGGCTCAAGTCTCTTCTATAAGTAGGGTCGGGACAACGGAGCCATTCGAGCTCCAAATTTCTCGTGGCCAGATACCTTACCACAAAACTGTCTTTAAGTTCGGTTACAACAACGATGTCGGAGCCACAAAAGAAACCATCTGGGAACAAGGTGGCTTGTACGCTTATCCTGCGTCAGCTACAGTAATGACTGTATCAAGCAGTTCAACTGATGACACTGCTGCAGGGACTGGTGCAAGAACAGTAGAAGTTTTTGGCCTAGACGCCGATTACAACGAAATAAACGAAGTTGTCACATTAAACGGACAAACAGCAGTTAACACCACAAAGTCTTACCTCCGTATAAATCGTGGCATTGTTCGCAGCGCAGGTAGTGGTGGCGCAAATGCTGGCACAATTTACGCAGGAACAGGCACAGTGACCGCTGGAGTTCCTGCTAATGTTTATCTTAGCATCAATGGCGATGGAGATAACCAAACATTAATGAGTCTTTGGACAGTTCCCGCAGGATATACAGCGTTCCTTACAAAGATGTCTTTATCTACAGGAACATCTACCAACACCAAAGCTCTTTTAAATGCCAGTCTTGTTGCTAGGCCATACGGAGAAGTCTTCCAGATAAAGGAAAGATTTACCCTGACAGATGCCACACACGAACAGTTTTACACTTTCCCGTTAAAGTTTACAGAAAAAACAGACTTAGAGATGAGGGCATTTTCTTCCTCTGGATCTGTTAGCTTTAATGTCTCCGCATCAATGGAGTTTGTTTACATAAAAAATGATGGAGTGACATAATGGCTACTTCAGGAACAGTCGCATTCAGACCCGATGTTGAGGAGATAATCACCGAGGCATATGAGCGTTGCGGCATTGATAACCAAACTCGCACAGGCTACCAAGCTGAGACAGCTCGCAGAAGCCTGAACTTATTGTTCAGCGAGTGGGCCAACAGAGGCATAAACTATTGGGCTGTTCAGAATAATACTTTGGCGCTGACGCAGGGCACGACGACTTACACCTTACCAGTCGGCACTATTGACTTGATGAGCGTTGTTGTTAGGGAAACTGTCGGCGGCACGACTTCTGACACAGTTGTTGAGCGAGTCAGCATTGACGAATACAACCAACTCCCGAACAAAGCCAGCAGCGGCAAACCTAGCCAATACATGCTAGACAAGCAATACACACCTGTTTTGTATATGTGGCAAGTTCCAGACAGCAACAGTTACAGTCTTGTTTATTGGTCAATCAACCAACTCGAAGATGTAACAGCTTCTAATCAAGACGCAGATATACCTTACAGATGGAACGATTGCATTTGTGCTGGGCTGGCTGCGAAGTTGGCAATGAAGGTCGCACCAGAAAGATTAACAATGCTCAACGAGATGTATGAGAGAGCATTTGAGTATGCTGCGAGCACTGACAACGATGGCGTAACACTACGAATCAGACCAACAGGGATGAATCTTAACTGATGGCAAGAGTGAGAAGGGCAACAGGTAAAAAGTCATTAGCGATCGGGGATCGCTCTGGCTTACGTGTGCCTTATACCTCACTCAAGACGACTTGGGACGGATTAAGAGTTGAGCCAGAAGATTGGGAGCCGAAGCACCCGCAACTTGACCCACCGCGTAATGTTGTTGATGCGGTTGCGCTTTTTCAGCCTCGCCCAGACAATGATCCAGAGAATGTTGATTTTTACGTAGGTTATAATTACGACCCATTCCTTGATCCTCGGCAAAGGCCACCAGTCGGTATTCCTGGGCATGGGCGTGTTGGTTCTGGTTACATACTTGAGTTTGAACTAACTGTTACAGGCGTTGCAGGCACAGGAGCAACAGGAACGATTGATGCATTCGCGACAGTTGTTGACGGGGTCGCAGCGACAGGTGCTCTGGGCGATTACACAACAGAGTCTGAAACAGACCCAGCAGAAGTTCCAGGAGTCGCAGCCACAGGTGCAACAGGCACAGCAGTCCCGAACATCGTCATTGACGTGTCAGTTTCAGGAACAGCAGGCACAGGCGCACTCGGTGTGTTCTCAACAGGCGCAGTTGTGACAGGAGTTAATGCTACAGGCAGACTCGGCAACTCTACAGTTGAAAATGAAATTTCACCATCTGGTGAAGCAGGCACAGGTGCCCTAGGAACATTCACCGAAGAAGCTGAAATAACTGAAACAGGCGTAGCAGGCACAGGCGCAGTCCACATTCTTGGTGAGTCTGACGGAAGCACAG